CCTGGCTCGCCGACACGCTCGAACGCATCGCAGGCGGCTGGCCAAACAGCCAAATCCCAGACCTCATGCCATGGAACTTCAAGCCCTAACGGCCTCGCCTACGCGCTTACCATGGAACTCGTAGCACCGCCGCTTAGAGGCATTGGCCACATCAAGTTGGGCACGCTCGCGACGAAGAGCGATTGCCGCTTCCTGCCCCGCGAGAAGCGAGGCATGCGGCGTGTCGATTGCGCATTCCGCGGGCTGCGGTCCAAGAGTTACCTGCGCTGCTGCAATGCCGAGGCGCACCCCGGCATCAATTTGCTGACGCTGAGACCCTGCCGTACAGCCAATCAATGTCAGTGTCAGTAAGCACGCAAGAGCGGCCTTCAGTGGCGAGTTCGGCTTCATAGGTGGCAATCTCCTGATCGAGCCGGGTCTGGGCCTCTAGGGCCGCCCTCTCGCTATTGGCTAAAGCTTCGCGATAGATGCGGAGGGCTTCGGCGCTGGCCCTCTGCTGCCGCTCGCGTTCGGCATCTTCCGCACGCCTCGCGGCATCAATGACGCGGATTGTCGCCGCATCATTTGCTTTGTCGGTCGCAGCCTGGACGATCGTGGGCCGCTCGATATGTTCGAAGATCAGGCCACGGCTAAACCAGCCGATGGGCCCAGAAACGATGGCAGCGGAGAGGGCCGCCGCCATAAGGCCCAGATGAGTGGGATTGAGCATCACCGTACGCCTTCGAGGCAAAAGCGCTGTTCGTCGGCCCGGCGATTGATAAGGCCAGGCACAACTTTGCCTCCCGCTCGGTTCCACATGGGAATAGCGTTGCATGCGCCACGAAAGTCACCGGCATTGGCCTTACGCGCAACGGTGGAGCCGCAAAACGCACCGGTGCCAATATTATAGGACAGAGAGAGGAAGGCGACATAGGGCTTGTCCGGCACGGCGTCCGGCGTAGCGAGGCACTTCCGCATGCCCGCCTCAAATTCAACCAAGGCGTTGCCGAGCATCACTTGACATTGTGAAACAGTGTAGCTGTCGCCGAGCTTCACGCCACGCGTCTCGCCAAAGCAAACGGTGGGAATGCCATTCGCCAATCGGTCGGGGTAAGCGACGGCGCGTAGCCCCTCCCAGCCACCGACGAGCGCGATTGCCGAGGCCATCAGGGCGGCGCCAATTTTGAGACGGCTACGCGTTGCCATCGGATATTCCTTTCTGTGCAACAAAGCGCGCAATGAAGGCGCCTACCGTCGCGAGAAACGACAGCAGGGCGAACACGCCGGGATCGAGAGGGAAGAAGCCGTGCATGAGGGGCAGCGCCACCTCCAAGCCGGACAGTAAGGCAGCAAGCAGCATCAGCCGCACGCTCCACGCGTGCGCCATCACTGCCCGCCAATTGGCGGTCAGTTTCAAAGGTTAAACTCCTATGTTCGAAAGTTCGCGCCGACGAGGGCGTTATTTTGATGGAGAGTCCGACTCCACCGGTTGAATAAATGGCGTATGCGGAAGCGCCAGACTATGAGCGACTACCCAATCACCCCGGCCATATATTCTCCAAGGTTGATTGCATCACCGACGCCGAGCTGCCCGGCTTCAAGCTCGATCGAAGCCAGTTCAGTTCCGGCCGGTGCGTCCAGCGCATAGGGGTCGTTTCGGCTGCGACACCAGTAAAGCCGGTTGCCCGTGTGATTTGGCTGATCTGAATCGTCATAGAGCACTTTAAAGCTGCTTCCGGTCTGTGCGCCGGCCCCCAGAAACTCCAATTCCTCCGCCCGTGCCTGGGGCGACCCGGTCGGCGCTGGCGTTGAGCTGGCTATCCGGAAGGTGAACTGTGTTGGACGGGAGAGAACAGCCGAAGCCGCAGCGCCGCTGCCGTCACCTCCGGAGAGCGTGATAACGGGGCTGGAAGCATAGCCGCTGCCTGGGTTGGTGATCGTGATGCCAATCACGACGCCACCAGAGATTTGCGCTGTAGCAGCAGCTCCAGAGCCCCCGCCACCACCACTGAAGCTCACCGTTGGCGCGACGCTATAACCCGATCCACCAGAGGTTACCGTTGCAGAAGCCACGCCTGCCAGAACCGTTTCGATGAATTGTCGCCGATTGTATTCAGCCTGGTTGAAACCGAAGAGGTATACGAACTCCCCAGCCTCCATCCCATGGGCAACATCGGCGGTAGCGGTCACCAAAGTAGTCCCTTTGGTGATGGCAGTGATGGAAAATCTTGCCCTCGGACGACGGCGCCAGTACCGCACGGTGGCCAACATCTGCATGTTGCCCACCGACGTGCCGCCCCATGCGACGATTTTGGTGAGCACACGCTTGAGGCGATCCATTGGAAATGGGTCGCTCTCCAGCCGGAGAAAGCCATTGGCAGAGGTTGATGTCAGCTTGAGGCTTTTCGTCGATGGCGCGAAGGCACGCGTATCATCAACGACACCCGTCACGCCGCTATAACCCTTCACAGTCCAACCTGGCACACCGACGCCGATGAGGTCCGCACCAACCGTCGCCTGATCGAAATTGCTGTTTCGATTGGCGATCATCTTTCTGGCTGGGAATTGGGTCCACGCGTTGAAATGGAGGTTTGAGATGCGAGCTATGTCCACGCTTTCATCACACATGAACAGCCCTTGGGTCGCCAGGTGATATGGCTTGGTGTAGCTGACGATCACATCTTCCAACGTGAGCTTAAAAGCACCTTTGAAGAGCGCTGTGTAAGGCGTTGCCAGACCATCGGCGCGAGCACCAGCAGGCACTGCACTTTCCGACGTTGTGGGCAGAATTTTCGATCGCGACACGCAAACGACGACATTGTTTGCAAGCGAACCGCCGACGCGTTTGATCAGCGCATCGCCGCATGATCCCTCGAAGTGATAGTCGACAAAGCTGATGCGCTGATAGGCGCAGTTGCCACCCATAAGCAGAGCGCCATTGCGGACAAAATCTACCGACCCCACCGTAAAATAAAGGTCGAAGCTGTCGGCGTTGCACTCGATTGCCCAGCCGTCAGGTGCGGCGCCGAACTCCATGTTCTGAAAAGCCATGCGCTCGCCGGAATTGGTGACGAGACCTTCCTCGAACCGCAGTCCCCTTAGAAACTGCTCAAGCCTGACGCCTTCAAGCAGCATCTGGTGGGTATCGATCTTCCTGATCAGCACTGCGGTTGCCCATGCTGTCAAAACGACGTCGCGAATCTTGACGTTGCGATAGTCGTCACGATCAGGACCGGTTGCAGCCTGACCCAAATCCAGGCCAACCGACGTTCCGACAGCACCTGGACCCAACAGCTGTAAGGCGCCGCGGTCCCCGGTTAAAAATGGCGCTCGATTGCCTGGTGCCGTGGGGCTGGTGCCAGCCGGAGCGCCTGCGTTGCTGGAGCGGACGCCTACAACATTCGTTGGCGCTTGCGACCAGTTAAGAAGAACGTTTCCGAGAGGGCCCACATGGACCCAGGGAGGAATGGCAACGGTTCCAAGCAGCTTGTATTTGCCCGATGGTGGCTCCACCATCATTGCGCCCATAGTGTCGCCGGCCGTCGACGCCAGTGAAACTGCGGCGTTAATCATGGCTTGAAAGGCTACTGTTACGTCGGTTGCATTGTCAGCCACAGCGCTGAAACGTCTAGGGCGAAGTTTTCCCTCTTCCAACTCGCTCCGCACGGTGACCGGCGATGTACCGACAGTGGGCGCAACGCGGTCATCGATGTCCATTCCGGCCACCGTCTTGAAGGTCAGACCCGCGCCCTGCTTGCGGTAGCGCGTCCTCGCGCCACCGCGAGTTTCATCGTTGAACACCTCAACAATACGCTCGCTAGGCAAGGCCGCTAGCCCCGCTGTAGCGAGGGCGTAGGTGTCGAAGAACGTCACATTGGTCCCAGACGCTTCAGCGGCAGCCTTTGCATCTTCCGCCTTTTCGGTAGCGATTCCTGCTTGCAGCTGCGAGACATTCCTAGCCGCTACGCTGAGATCACGCGCGCCTTGGGACTGAAGTTTCGCAAGTTCGGCCTCAGCGGCATCCGCCGCCGCTGCATCGGCCTCGGGAAGGTCGCCAATTCTTTGCCATGAACCAGCACCAACGGGCCCCGTCTTTTTGTAGAGCCCTTTGTAAGGCACGCCGGCAGAGCTTCCTGTATCGGCGAAGACTTTGCCCAGAGCATCGCCTGGCCATGTCAGGTCGGAAAACAGCTCGCTGCGCAGTGCATAGTTGGCTTTGGTAAGGATGCCCTCGCCGATGAGACGCATCTGCTCGGCAAACATGGTGTTGAGCGGTCCGAGCTGGTTCCAGCGGGGGCTGTTCTGGGTCGAGACGTAAGGCAGACCGTTGCCAGCTGGCCCGGTAAAGGGATTAACGAATTCGATGTGGCTATCATCGAGCAGCACGCCAACCGTGGCACCATGCTGCACTTCGCCATCGATGATCATCGTATCGCCTACGCGAAAATTGATCTCGCTCACCAGGGCGCCGCTGAAGGTAGCAACCTTCGACCCGGTTTCGACGCTGACGGTGCCTGCCGCATATACGGTCATGAGGCGCTCCAATAAGAGGGATTACGGAAATCGGCCGGGATTGGGTCCATGGCCTCAATGCGGTTCGACGCGTCACGAATGGCTTGCCGCGCATCGAGGAGCCCGGCGTAGGCCTCGGCGGTAAGCGAGGTGGGCTGGGCTGCGTCGACTTCGTCACGATGCCGCGTGACCTGCCAATCGGTCTCGCGCAGCAACCGGGCGGCGAGAGCCTTGACCTCGTCGGCCGTGACAACGACGATCGGCTCGAAGCTTTCCGGCCATCCATCCGGGCCGATGCGCCAGTGACCTTGCGAGAAGTCACCTTCAAGCACAACCTGCCTGTTCATCTGAGATTGGATGCCGACCTGGTGAAGATCGTTTGTCGAAAAGGCGCTCAACAAAGCGCCGCTCTCGGCATCAAAAACACCGAAATGCTGGTTCATCTTTTGAAGTTATCCAAGAACATCGCGCCACCCGGGATGAAGGCAAATTGGCCCGGTCCCCAGCCAACGACGCTGTCGATGCTATAAGTGTGGACACCCGGTCCCGGCGTATCCACAGCCGCGATAGAAACGACGCCTGCGAAGTTATCATCGTAATAGAGCGACAGAGTGTTGATCACGCTGCCATTCCGGAGCACCCGCAAAGAGTAGCCGCCAAAGTTGCTGCCGTTTTCCTGCGGCCGCCACTGGTAGCCGGTGAAGAGGATCTTCACGGAACCATAGGCAACGCTGATGTTGCCGGACACTAACGTTTGGTTCGGTCCAATTTCGGAGCCCTGATAAAAGGCTGCCGATGTCGTCATCGCATTGGCGAGAACGAGGTTTGTGGTAATTGTTTCCGCAACAATCAGAGAACCGGTGATCCGAACATCGGTCAGGTAAATGACACCGGCAACGACGGACCACGGGTTTATGAGGGTGCCGCCGTCGTCGCTGATCAACCTATATTCGCTTGCCTTGTCGACGATTGCACGCTGGCCGGTTGCCGAATTGAGCAGCATCAAGCGTCCCATCTCGACGGCCTTACCATCGACGCTTCCGCGCAGAATGTCCGCAACTTCGATCGTATAGCCGCTGACAGAACTGGCCCGAACCACGGCGGTGCGGAACGCTGATGCGGTAACGCCGCCAGCTTCAGCAGCTACTTCCTGCGCATAGGTGGCCTGGCTGTAGAACTCATTTGCAACCACGCCCACTCGCTCGGCCGCCACAGCGTTATTTCCATCGAATTCGGCTAGGAGCAACGTCGTAAGATCGACAGCAGCTTGGGTCGTATCGACCACAACCGCGACCTGCTCGACAAAATATGCCCGGTTCTCGTTTTGTGTGGCTTCAAGGGTGCGGCGCTCTACACGACCAACAGTGCCCGTTTTCAGGATGCTTTCAGCCAGGTCATCAAGCTGCTGCTGCAACTCCTCGAACCGCTCAATCAGGCTTCCGTCACCCGGCAAGACGCCAATCAGGCGTTTGAAATTGTTGTTGAGGTCAGCGATGTCCCATTGAACCGTCCCCACTGTGACCGTCTGCGGGTTTGTCCACATCGTGCCGCGAGCCGGGTCGGTGATCACCGTAGCCTGCACTTGGTATGTTGTGCGGGGCGTCACTTGATCGATAGCAGCGAAGCCTGCCTTTGGACCGTCAACGCGCAGGTATTGCACAGCGGCAGGGTTCGCAGTGGGCCAATATTTGATCAGCACCGCCGCCACCGTGCTGTCGGTGATCCCAGCCCACGTGCACCGAATGACCGGAATAGACGTAGCCCCGACCTCCATCTGCGCAGCAACGACGAGGAAATCGAGCGGATGCGTCAGGCGTGAAGGTGGCTGCACAACGATAGGATCGACCGGCAGCGGCATGAAGCCGCCAGTCGGAGACGGCACAATCGAGTTGTTCCATTCTCGAAGCGAAAGCTGGAACTGCTTCTTTGGCTGCCGCTGGATTCCGACCACCATCATGGGAATGGTGCCGAGCAGCTCATTCTGGCGTGTGATGACCTGACCAGGCCGAAGATCAGCTGCGCGCGGCCCAAATGTCGAGACTTCGACTGCAGAGAAGCGATCACGGCGCACCTTGATCTCCGCGAGCATGGAGGCTGTTTCTCGGTGACGGGTAAAAGAGGCGTCGAATGGCTCCAGGCGACGTCCGCCTTCAGCTACCTCTGCTGCGGCGCTGTAACGAACATCGTAGTCGTCAGGAATCCACCCGAGCACTGGATTGAGAAACTGCCCGTGAAAAGCCGTCTTGGTTTCGAGCGGCGACATGCGCGTCTGTTCGATGGTATCGGTGCCAGCGACGCGATGTTTGTCGGTCAGGGTCAAAACCGGAGCCATCGTCTGCGCCGGCAGGGGTGTGTAGGCGCCGCCATATTCGGCCCCATAGCCGCCCATGGCTGCTTCGAAAATCCGCATCACGGAGATTGGGTCGGTGCCATCCTTGATTTCGACGCCAAGGGAGTAGCGCGGTAAGACAGCACCGGTGTCGGTATAGGTCACCTGCTCGTCGCAGATATTGGCGGCTGATATAATGCCAGGGTAATAGCAGTCGTATTCGCTGACGCCGAGACCCAACAGGCGAACGCCGTTTACCCAGATACCGCGGCGCCAATTGTCCTGACAGATTGCAGCATTTTCCGACCACTCATAGGTTGATGGCTGGCCCCAGCGATGCGGCCCGGCGCCGCCCGCTGTACTGCTGTCCTTGCGGCGATCATAAACCTTAAGACCCTTCCAGATGGCCCGAAGATTTGGTAGGCCGCCGCCGAACAGTGTCGGGTGATAGCGCAGCGTCACAACACGGTAGGCCGTTGCTGTCATGGTGCACTGGTTCGTCCAACGACCGATTGGGTTCGATCTGGCCACGAGTTCAGGATCAGCGGCCTGACCGATATCCCCAGTATAGAACTTCACCCAACCATAGGGTTGGCCCGCAGGATCTTCAGCGCCATTGCCGTTGATGCGAAACTTCTCGATCACATAGCCCAGCACATTTGCATTTGAGCCGCTGAGTGCGGTGCTCGCATTGTCGACGAGGAGGCCCGTCATGCTGTGGTGAGCACCGTTGCCGTCGATGAACAGCAGCTGCAGGTACTCGTTATCGTTGCCGTAGCTGTTGTGATAGGCGAGATGGCCGGGGGTATCTTTCATACCCAAGATCGCGCTGAGAGCGACTTTGGCGCCGGCCCGAAACTGCAGCTCGACGCCCGTTATAGCATTCTCATTGGCTGGCTCGTCGGGCGTAATCCAGTCGATCGCCACACCAACTGCGGCGTTGATGGCGACACCAATTAGCGCATTGGTCAGGAGCGCCCCGAAGCCGCTCCCACCAAAAAGACCAGCGACGGGACCTATTGCCGCAACGAGCGCGGGCATGGCTCAGCCAATCCTGAAAGCGGCAACAAGACGCTCACGAGGGAGCCAGATCGCCCCCGATGCGTCCGTCTCGGGCATGCTTGGCAAAGCACAGCCGAGCACCATGTCACCCATGACGATAACAGCCGCCTTCACCTCGCGCTTGCCCGCTTCAGTAATGACGATGCCGCAGTCCCCGCGGCGCGCGCTGGCCGTGCCTTGGTAGCGCTCGAAATGCGCCGTCAGCGCGGCTTCAATATCGTCATAGCCGCGGTCTTTGAGAACGCCCGCCGAGGCCGCAGCACTGTCGTAGGTGCCACGGATATCGTCCATGGGATCAACGCCGGTCATGGCAAGCGACAGGTCAGCCACCCTCGTGAGGCAGTCGGATTCACCCCACTTGAAAGTTTCGTTTTGGTGCCGCGAAACCGTTTCGACAAACGCAACTTCCCAGCCCGAGTGTCGGGCCGGCTGTAGAATGCTCATGGCAATGTCCTTTAATTATCTGCCGCCCGAACTCGGGCCTCGGCCGGTGTTCGCCTGAACAGGGCCATTCTGCGGGCCCCAGACGATGGGGTCTGTGCTGACACGCGCAATATGGTCGTAGCCGCGGTCATTGGGATCGATAAGCCGCTGCAGTTCAGCGCCCCGTGTCTTCGCTTCAACGACCTTCGCGAGGGCCGCAGGTGAGCTCAGCGTAGCCTTTATGGTGCGGCCACGTTTGGAGCGCAGATGCTCGATTTTGTAGATTTCACGTCGGAGCAGTTGATCGACGCTGGTAAGGCGCCGGTTCGCGTCAAATTTGAACCGATAAACTATGGCCGGACGCCGAAACCAGACCTCATCCTCGATGCTGTTGAGCAAGCTTGGTTCGAACAGCTGATGCCAGGTGTTGTTAATTCGGCGGTGCGAGGCAAGCGTCAGCGTCAAATCGACTGCCGCGAGATTGATCGTTTCGCCGGGATTCTCGACTTCGATTAGCGCGCCCGAGCCGATGAAGGTCACGCCGTCCCATACGATGTTGCCACGCACGCCAGCAACAAACCCAAACTGGCCACTCGGCAGATCGAAACGGATCGCGGCCCGCTCTCGATAGACCGTCATGATTGTGCCGCCGCTTCTTTGAGTTGGAAACTGGCTATTGTGTCCTGATTGGGCACGCGAGGGGCCGACCAGCTGCCCGGCACGATGTGCATGCGCACGACCGGATCAAGAAACACCATCTGAGCGCCGACACCGAACAGGTTTGGTAGCAGCGGCGGCGAGATTTCGATGACCTGGTTAGTGGCTGTCGCTGCGTTGATCGGTTTGGTGACGATGTGGCAGGTTTTGTAGCCACTCTGGACTAGACCGACGCGATCACCCCGCCGAAGCATGAGACCAGCCGGCAGTCCATCGGCACGGGGCGCCCACGCATTTTCCACGTTATCGACGCTAGCGGTTCCATTCCATCCGCCCGGCAGTGCCGCCGCTGCGCGGTAGGCTGATGGCATGAAGAACACTGGATCAACAACGTCGATGACCAGCGTTTTGCCGATCGCTTCTGCAACGAAGCCTTCCCAATCTGCAAGCAGGACCGAACTCAGCTTCTTGGTCGACGCATCGCCGAGCCAATAGGGATCTTCATCTTCGGTCTGCCACGTGAAGCCGCTATTCTCTCGGGCGTCATTGATCACCCAATTTGGGAACAGCCTGAGACGGGAGAGACCGGTTGGAAACATCATCCGAATTGCCCCTGACTCATAGCCTTCCGCACCGTTGGCACGACTTGGCCGAGCAGCGATTTATTGTTCTGTTCGAGCACCTGAAGCAGCTGCTCTTGAGACAGCCCAGAGCCATCAATGTTGTAGACCGGCGCCAGCGAAATTGACGTTCCGCCCCCATATTTACGGCGCAGTTGCGCCGGCCATCCGATTTCCTCGCCTTCCATTCCGATGAACGGCACTTCGCCGGGCTTGAGGAAGTCTGTTCCGGTGTGATGGCGTGGGACATTGTGAAAGATGTCCATCGGCACTGTGCGCGACACCGACGCAGCGCCGATTGTCGCGCCCGTGTGTCCGACACCCGCTTGGTAGCCAAGCTTTAGTCCTCCACCCCCGAACAGGCCGCCGCCGCCAAAGATGCCGCCTAGAAAATTACTGATCGGCCCAGTGACGAGATTGCGCGATGCCATGCGTGCGATATCGATCAGGATCTGTTTGGCAAAATCCTGCCATTTGAATTCGCCGGTTTCGAGCGCGCTTATCCAGGCATCCTCGAAGCGATCGACACCGCTGACGAGGCTATCGGCGATGTCATCGCCAAGGTTTTTGCTGCGGCTACCGATGCGAAGCAAACCCAACTGGACGCCATCGATCCAATCGTTAGACGCCTTGAGGCGCCGCATGGTCATCTCTTCGACAGCCGTGGTGTAGTCTAGCTCTGAAATAACGCCCTGCTGCAGGGCCATGGCGAGAGCATTTTGGGCCGTCGCATATTCGGTGGTGGTTTTTGCCGCATCGGCAAGCTCGATCGCTGCGCCAGCAACAGCTTTGTTGTAGGTGTCCTGGCTGATCTGGCCGCTGGCTTGCAGTTCGTTGAGGCGCGCGAGAGTCAACGCGTATTCTTCTCCGGCGGCCTGGACGCGTTTGATCAGTTGCTCTGCCTCGCGGATTGCCTTTTTAGCGTCAGCATCAGGGCTGCCGCCCCCGGCCCCGACGCCGGTTCCGTCACTGGCAACCGGCGCGAAGATGCGCGGCTGAGGTGTGTTGCCGAGCATGGCAAAGACGCCATTGACGTCAAACTGCGTCGGATCCTGACGGCGCTTCAGCTCTGCCTCGCGCTCAGCGATCTGCGCTTCCAAATCCTTGATGGCTTGATTGGCACCAAGCCCAGTGCCAAACAATCCGGCACCACCGGGGTTTGATTGCGCCTTGGCAAGTGCTGCGTAGCGTCGCTCCAGTTGCTCCCGGATGATCTTCTCGGACCTCTGGCCAAGCGGCGCGGTCTGCGCCTCCATATTCTGCCAGCCAGGCGCCTCCTGTACGGCTGACCAAACGTCACGCACGGCCTGAGCAATCCCGATGATGGCCTGCGCGGTTCCGGTAATCAGCGGCGCTAACTCGACAAGGATTTGCTTGAACTGCAGGTCCAAGACCTTTGACGCCGTCTCAAACTCATCGCCCATCTGTTCGGCGCGCTGAATAAGTTCGCTATCGACAACCAGGCCAAGCTCGCGCGCCGAGTTCGCGGTCTCGTCGAGCGCTGCGGTGCCGCCTTTGAAGACCTCGACCATCTTTGCGCCAGCGTCGCCAAAAAGCACCGTAGCAAGCGCTGCCTTTTCGCTAGCGCCCTCAGTTTTGGAGATCGCGTCAGCGACTAACCGAAACCGCTCTTGCTGGGTGGTCGCCAGCATAATGCTGCTGAGGAGTTCGGGATTGAGGGCCTTGAGCTGGGCGACCATGCGGCCCTTGCCCGCTTCGGCAAGACCAGCATTGCGATTGAAGGAGACAAGAGCCGATGACAGCTCGTCATAGCTCACCCCCGCCATTTCTGCGGCGTAGCCCATCTCCTGGAGAAAATCCGTGGTGACGCCGGCAGTATTCGCGTCGTCCGCAATCTGTCCAAACCGGTCAAGCGCATCGCGAGCCCCTTGCAGCGCGGCCGAGAGGCCAAGTGCTGGAAGGATAGCTGCCGCAGCGCCACGGGCCATTTCAGAGAAAAAAGCGGCACCAGACATGCGGGATAGATGCTGATTGGAGGTCGCCATGGCCGCGTTCAGCGCACGGATCGATACCGATGCGGGCTCTACACTGCCCTGGATTTTCTTGAAGGCAGCCGAGCCCTCTTGGCCAACCTCACGCAATGCTCGCTCGACGAGTTCCTTGTCCTTGACGGAAAGGCGGATGCCGACTTCCTTAGTCTTCTCCACCGGGCTCCTCCTTTTCGTTCCACGCGGATACAGCGCCGCGTTCGCAGGCACCGAGCAACACTTCGGTCAATTCGTCATCGATCCCGGCATGCGCGCAGCGGCGCCTTGCCGCTTCAAGCTCGACGCCGACGATCATCCCCATGCCCGCCACACGAACGCGCCAGGCTTCCTCCTGAAAAAGCCCCCAGATGGTGGCCCCCTCGATCGTCTTGGGTGCATGCTTGTGATAGGCGCAATCCTGCGGCTGCGTGGTCGCGCAAGACGCGGAACTGGCACGACAGCCATCGCAATAGTCGCGTCCACGGCCCTTGCCGAAATTCCAGTTGGCAAGGGCCGTTAGACGTTTCCCTCTGCAACCACTTCGGTATGGCCGCTGAGGTAGAAGCGCGAAAAACTGTCAGCGACCTCTGGGTCGGTGAACAAACTGGCGACATGGGCGGGATCGAATGCAACCTCGCCATCATCAGCCTCGGGTCCGAAAATGCCTCGCCAATCGCTGGCGACCATTTCGGCGAGGCAAACAAGAAATAGCGACTGTCGCGTTGCCTCCACGGCCACGAGGTCGTTGAGATCAGGCATCCCTTCGACCGACGCCCCGGCTTTTGTCATGGCTATGCCACCAGCGATCATCTCAACAAGCAACTGCCCTGCCGCCGCTCGAGCCGCGTAAACAAGCGTCGTATTTATTGGCGCGCAGTAAAGTTGTGCCTTACCGCGTAAGGGTATCCAGCGCGCTTCCTTCAACTTTCCGAGCCGGATAGTCATCAATAGCTCGGCACATCGTTGATCAGCACGACGCCGAGCAAATAGCCGGCGACACTATCGTATGCAGCCCGCCAATTCAGCGTTGCCGCAATGCCGCCAGGCCCATCAATCGGCTTCTTCGTCGTGGGCCAGAAGGTGCGCGGAAATTGATACTTGAGGCCCCAGGTCGGCTGCGAGGCTAGACTGAATGCAAACTCAAGCGCCGCTGGCAGTTTGTTGTCTGCCAGGTCATCGAGCGTGCTGTCAGAGCCGAAGCGCACCGTTGCCGAGCCGTTGCCACTGCGGTTCTGCTCATCGACGCCAGCAATTGCCATGTCGGGGCGAATTTCGTCGACCGCTTCGAGATTATTGAGGAAGTTGCACTGACCGGCCGTAACACTGCCAAGCTGGCTGCCACCCACCTTGATCGACCCAAGCGCATTGTCGAACGGCAGGTAGGGATAAATCAGCGGGCTGGCGTCGCGCTGCGGCGTGCCGCCCGTGTCTTTGATTTCCTGTTGCGCGATGAGTGGCACTGTCACCAAAGCGCGGCCATTGCGCGCCATCGGAAATTGGATTCCCCCCGCTTTGATGCCGGAATGGGTACGCCACTTAGGTGTCGACAGCTTGGGGTGACCGACCTGGGCAGCGTACGAGAACAGTTCCTTGCCAGACTTCCAGGTATGCGTGTACCTGCCGCCGCCATCCGCAACTGTGGTCGGGGCGCCGAGCACCATGGTCAGTAAGAAACCAATTCCGCGCACATCCATCGGCGCCACCAAGTCGCCGGCCACGGTCGCCGCGCCTAACGACGGGTCACCATCGTCCGCAATTCCACGGTTCCAGGTCGGATCGTCTTCTAACGGCTGATCCTTGCCAAGCGTCATCGACCGCAGCGGCATGCGACGATAGACACCACCCGCGGAGCCGTCTGGAGGCGTGCCATATGTCGTTTCCTTGGCGATGAGGTGTACGGCATCGGCGCCGGAAGCGCGTGCTTTGGCCATAAAAGTCTCCTGCAATGTGTATGGTGTCAGCCGACCGGCCGGTCGGACCAGTAATCGATTTCGATAGGCAGGCTGGCGCCCTTGATGTCGGCAGAGCCCCAAATCTCCTGCACGGCCAATTCAGCCGCACGCACTTCGATGCGCGTCACCAGCCCGTTGAGATCGCCAGCCGCGGCAATAACGATGTCCAGCAAGTCGATCTGCGCATCGACTTTCCCGTCAACGTCATCCTCGACCTTCTCAAACACGATCGAGATTGTTGGAATCATGGTCCATTCGTAGATCGAGCCATTGATGAACTCTTCGACGAGTTCAATCCCACCGTCGAGCAAGCCCATCGCCTTGCCATCTATCAGGTCAGACAGTGCTGGGTTTCGCAGCACCTTCGCCATAGGCATGGCGCTTGTCAGATAATCGAATAGTGCCGCCAGGATTTGTTCGCGCTTTGTCGTCACTCCCAGGCCTCCAGAATGTTGCGCACCATCTCTGCAGCAGCGCGGTCGTAGTCCTGAGCAAGATTGAAGGCCTTCTTCATCCGCACATAGGGCACGAGGAAGAACATCACGACTGAAACGGCGCCCTGCTTAAATCCGCCCGCCTTATTGCGAGCCATTTGGCGACCCACTCGACCTGCCGACGTGCGCTTCACGCCATCCACCACAAGCAGCGACGTCTTGCCGGGCCGATAGACAAATCGAAGTCGCCCGAAGCGATCCTCTGGAAAATTAGATGGCGTAATCGGTTCGAATTTCGAGCCTTTCGGGCAATCGGGCGAAGGGATCGCGAGGAAGAAACCATCCTTGCTGCGAATGACCGTCGCCGCGTCGAAACTGTCGATGATATGCGGCGCCTTTGACACCAGCACGCCAGCAGCGCCGAGACTAGCCCCAGTTTTGGGGAAGGCATGGCTACGCCAAGTGTTTGCCAAACCCTGCGAGCCGAAAGCGTTCAAGGTCTGCTGTCGCAGCCGCATCTTGAGATCGTTTAGGGCCTTATGCGTGCCACTGGTGACAGCCTTGGCGCCATTTTCCAGCTCGACGGCCATGAACGTTTCAAGATTGCCGGTCAGCGCGGCGCCTAGCCTCATGATACAACCTTGAGACTGATACGAATTTCGAAGCGCCCGTCGCCATCAGGCTCCCAATCGAGAACCTCATAGACAATGCCGTCGCTAATCTGATCGCCCTTAGCGAGGAGCGGGAACTCGGCCCTGAGGGCAAGCGTCGTGTGCGTTGCAGTTCGGACCTTGTGGCCAAAGCTTTCAAACCGCTCGACCGCTTTTTCGACACCGAAGATAGCCTTTTCGATAAGGACCGCCGAACCGCCCTTGGGCGTATAAAGCACGTCCTCGAACAACTCATCTTCAGCGGCGGAGAGCACTTCGGCCACTAGATCCTTCCGCATGATCAGAGACCGAAGTCGGCCTTTGTGGCCCAGCGGGCCTTCTTCTCGCCCACGAGCGCTTCAGCCTCAGAAGGATCGATCTTCTGCAGGTTGCCGCTTTCGCCGATATCGTCGATGGTTTCGAGTAGCACGATCGAGCGCGTTTCCTTCGGGGCGGATTTCTTGGTCGTCATGATTGACCTCTTGAAAATGAAAGACCGGCACATCGTGCTGGCCTGATTGTTGTCGGGGTGGGGATCAGTTCGAGGTGAAGACTTCGACCAGAGTTTCCGGCCGCTTGCAGATCGAGAGCGTGTTGCTCTCGGACCAAAGCTCGACGCCCTTGCCATGGTCGAGCACCTTGGAGGAGATGAAGATCTCGTCGTCCGGCGCCGAGTTGACCGCCGTAATCGTGTCAGCCGGCGCGTCCCAGGTCTTGAAGGTGTCGCGCGTCCCGCTCGGATAGGCATGGCCCTTGCCGCTTTCGATGGCGGCAGTGCTGACGACGTCAGTGCCGATCTTGAGGGGAAAGGTCGTCTTGTTTTCGCGGAAACGGATATTGCCGAACTCGAAGACACGGCCCCAGTTGCCCCCAAGGCGATCACGCTCGAAGCGGGTGAGCTGCATGGCCTGTTCGGCCTGAAGATAGAACTTTTCGACCTTGGCGTGATTGACCAACCGGCTGAAGAACGAGCCGGACACCATCACTTCGACACCGTCAGAAACCTCGCCCTTGAGGTTGGCGACCACATGGTCATGCACTTCTTCGCATTTGCCCATGATGTCAGTGCCAACCGAGCCAAGCGCAAAGTCCACCGTCTTCTTGGTGATGTCGAACTCGTCGAAGAGATTGTAAAGTTCGGTCCCGTCGCCATCGATGATGACGCCCTTGAGCGCGCCGACGCGCACGAACTCGCGCGTGATCGCATGATTGGTGCGCAGCTGGTCGAGGCGCTTGGCAACCTCGTCGTCCATGGTTGCCGGCCGCTTGGTGCGGTTGACGAGGGCAATCATGTTCTGGATGTCCTGCGGCGTGATCAGGTCCATCTGCGGGAAGTGCGGGATCTTGAAGATCAGCGAGTTGCCCTTTTCCCGCTTGTTCTCGATGCCAGGACCGCCGCGCTCCTGGGCGCTGAGAACCCGGACGATTCCGTTTTCGATCCGCACTTCGACGAGGATCGAGGCAGTGCCCTCGGTGTTGAACATGCCCATGGCATTGAGCAGGCCATAGGTGTTCGGGATGCGGTTGACCGCTTCGGTGAGGCTCGTCGAGGTATAAAGGAAGTTGAATTCTTCGGGGTCCATTGCCGCCGTCTCCTACTGAGTTTTGGAAGGGACGGCTCACCGCCGTCGAAGGGTAGCCGCGCCTAGAGGGCGCGAACGATGATGTGTTTCTTGGCGAGCGCCGCGATTGCTGCAGCTTTCTGGTCGGTGGTCGCGCCGGCAGGCCAGGCGATACCGTCGAGATCGAGAATGGCCGGACCACGGGCTTCCATCAGCACGCCGCCATCGGCTCCGGACGGTGCAAAGCCCTTGTTGATGGCGACACCGGCAATTTCGGCACTACCGTCCGTCGCGGTCGGGTCCCATTCCTTGACCTTGGAGCCAGCCGGCACCTTGATTGCGAAGGCATCGCCAGCGACGAAGTCGACAGCGCCATCCGCGATAGTGAACCTGACTGGGCCATTGAAGGCCGTGCCAACAAAAGCCGTTCCAACCGAGACGCCGCTGTGATCGAAAACTTCAAAGGTGCCGCCATTGGCAGCCGGCTCGATGCAGATGGCTTGATAGTCGCCAACACTAGCGGCAGCCGAAATTGCAGGATTGGCGAGGGTGATTGCCCCGTTGCCGCTGTTACCGGCCAGCGCCAGTGCCGTCACCGTACCCATGCCCGCGACACCGAGAATGGTGCCAATTTCGACAAAGCGGGAATTGCCACCCGAGCCGGCAAGCAGCGTTGCCGATTCACGGCAATAGTTCTCTTCGACTTCCCATTTGACAACGGCCGTCATCACCTTAGGGCTGCCCATTGAGAAAGTTCTCTTGACCATAATGGCCTCCGATTAAAGGGGTGCAGAAACGACAGCGCCGCCCGAGGAGGGGCGGCGTTGTCGAGGGTTGATGGGGTCAGATGCTACTTGGACTTGCCACCATGTTTGGCAGTGCGGCGATCGACAGCCGCGAGGAGGCCAGAGCCTGACTTCTCCGCATTGGCGTCGCTGCCGCCGATATTGCGGTCGCGGCCCGCCATGGCAGCAGAGAGGTTCGACGCTTTCGGCGCTGCGCCAAGCATGCCCATCGCCTCGCCATACGTCATGCCGGCACTCGCGACCTTTTCACCGAGCTTGGCAGCAAGCGCTTCACGACCCTTTGCCGCCTTCGAACCCACAAGGGCAAAACCGGCCTTGGTGCCGGTCGCGCTGGCTTTGGGTTCTCCGTCTTCTTCATCCTCGTCTTCGTCGTCCGCATCGTCAGAATTGGATTCGGTTTCGTCACCGTCGCCTTCGTCGTCCGCCTTTTCGGCCGAAACGGGAATGCCGAGGGCCTTCAGCTCTGCGGTTGCACCGGCATCGCCAGCCGATGCCTTGGCGCGCAAGGCGGCGACCTGGTCTTTGAGGGCCATTTCTATCTCCATGGTTGGTTCGGGAGTGTCAGTGAGGGAGGCAAGGAGCGCTGCGAATGCAGCGCGTTCAGACCCGATCTCATCGACTAGACCGAGAGCGAGGCCAGAAAGGTTGGGATCGTCATGTTGGGCCAAATACCAGCGGGCCTCTTGGGCACGGATGGCGTCTTCGCTCATCCCGCGCCCTTGGCTCACGACGGACACAAACCGCTTTGCGACTTGATCGACGACAGCCTGGAGATGCGCACGCGCGTCTTCGGTCAAAGGCTTCCAGCTCGCGCCATCGGTTTTGTGCGGCGCGCTCTCGATCGCTTCGACCTTGAGACCCCACTCGGCTAACATTGCCGAACTATCGACATGAGTGATGACTACCCCAATCGACCCGACGTCAGATTCTGAGGCAGCCCAGATGCGGTCACAGCCTGATGGAAGGGCATAGGCAGCGGAGCACGCCACTTTGGCGTAAGCCCAGACTGGCTTTCCCCCAGAGGCGCCGTTCTCTGCACGGATTGCGTCGGCGAGGTCGAAACAGCCATCAACAAGACCACCCGGCGAGTTGACCCGCAGGAAAATGGCGCGTACCCGGCCATCGCCGCGCGCCGCAGCTAGGGCTTCCCCGATCTGTGCGTAGCCGGGAACCCAAGCTTCCGCCCACCAGTCATAATAGCCTTCGGGCGTCATGACGCCGCTGATGTCGACAATGGCGACACCATCGACGAGGGCATAGCCATCGCAATACTCAACTGCCGAGGCCCACCGAATAACGGGCATCGCCAAGGCTTCGGCGACAGCCTCGCCATCTTCACGAGCCGCCTTTCGCCCACCCATAAGATTGGTCAGCCAGTTGCCGGACCGGGCTTGCCGTCCTTCCAGTGCACGGTCGAGGAGTGCCTGTGCTTCCCCCCTCTTGAGCAGCAGGATGCGCCCCGGCGTGCGCAGAGCCAGATCGAGATCGGTCATATCGATGTCCTTTGACTACTGGTTCGGCCGGCGATCGTCTTGATCGGTGCGCGGTTGCACGGCGAGATCGACATCCCCACGCGTCAGGCCCAGGCGCGCCATCTCTGCGCGCTCGGCGGCAATCTGTTCGATGATCATTTCCCAATCACCGCCCTGCTCGGCCGCTTCTTTTTCGAGCGTCGAGATCATGCCGTCCTGGCGCATGCCAGACGCTTGCGCTTCCTTGACGGGATCGATGAAGCCGCGGCCCGGTCCGATCCACTCACACCGCAGCCAGGCAGCCGGCGCGTCGTAAAAATCGGCACAGCCCTTTGGGATCTCGATCATGTCAGCATCGAGAGCATCTTCCAGGACCGCCGCGAAGATAGGTGTCGCAGCGCCCCAGATCAGCACCTGCCGCAACCGTGCAACGCCACGCCACACTTCGTTGAGCGCAGCGCGCGCCGACGAATAGTTCGTCTGACTCCAGTCCATCGACAACTGCTCATAGCTAATGCCAATGGCAGCGGCGAAAGCCTGCAGAAACGCCCGCTGAAATGCCGGATAGCCGGCCGTCTGACGCGGCTGCGTGTTGAGGTCGAGCCGATCCGTTGGAAACAGCGTCAGGAAACGCGCTTCATCGAGCACGTTGCGATTGCCATAAAAGTCGGCGCGCTGTTGGTTGAAAGCATTCCAGTCATTACCGGGCGTCGGATCGCTGCCAAGACGGTCGGCAGCATATTCGGCGCCGAGCTGGGTATAGAGCGAGCCGACGATAGTGGCATTGATTGCCGCAGTTCGGACTTCGCTTTCCGAATAGCGCGACAGCATCCGCATCTTTGAGAGGACCGCAACCAGCTTCGAGACGCCGCGGGTCTGCCCCGGTTCGCGCTTGTCGAAAACATGCAGCACCTTGGGCCGCTCCCAGGCGCCGATATGATCCCAGCGCTCGACGCGTTCCCAGCGGAAACCATCGCCACTGACACCGAGAGTGTCGCCCGGATGTTTCCGCCGGAAATGGTAGGCAATCGCGGCGTTGTCTCCATCCTTCTCAACCCCGGCCCGAAGCTGTTCGGTATCCGGCATACCATTCGGGTTCGACAGGCGGTCCGACTCGACCACCTGTACCGCCGTACGAAAGCCCCATCCCGGACGATCAATCCACCGATTGATGGCGATACTCTCACCCATGGCGCAGAACTCACGCGCCATCAGCCCCATTTGCCCGGCGAACGGCAAATGCCGCTCCGCATCGTTGCGGAACACCGGATCTTCAGCCCAGGAGCGAAAGACGGACTGGATCGCGCGACCGAGCTGGTGCGCCTGCTTCGGCGTGATCCCTAGCGCCTCTCCATCCGGCTTGGAATTGAGCCGCATCATCCCGCCGACCAGCATATCGACCTGACGGTCGATGCCGGAGGTAATCCAGCCCTCGTTCCGCTGCATGTCGCGGATACGAGCGTTAGAAATATTCTTGTCGCGCAGCCACGCAGTGTCGGCAGACTGCAACGGCGGCATCCAGCCACTCATCGAAGGATGGCCCTGGTCACCGGCAACGTAGCTGGTGCGCGGCATGCCACCACGCGCAACGGCGCGCGCGCTGGCGCCAACGGTATCGCCAGCGCTTACGCGATAAACTGGCTTGGCGCTCACATCCGGTCTCCAAACCCGATGCGGATTGGTCCGGAACTACCCGTCCCTGCGAGGCGGCCGCGAATGACCTCCAAGCGGGCGATTTCCATGCCGATTTCTTCGAGTGAAGCCACGGACTTCTCAACCGAACCGTTGGAATAGCCAATTTTGGTCCGCACCCCATCGGTAAGACGTCGGGCACGGGCCGCGTAGAGCGCCGAAAGCTGCGCATCGACTTCTTCGAGCGTCATATGCATGTCAGACCCTATCGATTGAGCATGGCGAGAGCGTCGAGCCCCTCATTCCGGCTAGCTTTTGTCTTGGGCAGCGTCACCGCTGGCCCTTCTGGCGGATTTTCCGCCTCGACATCCCGGTTTGCGACCGGTGGAGCAGTGACGGCGCCCACGAAGCGACCGCCGAAGAGATCAGGATCGGTCGCGGCGAGCATATCCGTTAGGAGCTTCGCCCGTTCTGCCCATTGCTCGTCCGACCAGTTCCATAGCCCCACATAATGAGTCAGCGCCCAGCCATAGACGGCGCAGTCGAGCCAGTGATTTTCGCCGCGCTTCTTCCAAACGCGCTTCTTTTCGCCCTGATCTTCGATTGTCGTGACGAACTCCGACACCAGGTGCCGGAAATAGTCCTCTTCGGTATCTCCTGGGAAGTGCTGGTAGCCGCTGGGCAGCGCCCCGTTCTGCCCCTCAGTCATACCTCTTGAGAGGTAGATCATCAGCGCCGCCTTGATGCCGTAGGTACCGACCATCCAGACTTTCATGCCGTGCCGCTTCGCCTTGCCGGCAGAAAGTCCATGCTTGCGGATTTCAGCCGCCTCAGCGCCGTAAATCGGTAGCTTTGTCCAGCCGTCGCTACCCTTGATCGCAATGGCATTGTGACGCCGTTTGACCCAGCTGTAGACCGCGTCGGAGTTGTAGCCGCTATCGACCGCGATCATGTCAGGCGCAATGCGCGCCGGACCAAAGGCAACGCCACGCTCCACCACCATATCGAGCTTTGGCCATGCACCTTCGTGCGGGACGTCGCTCGTTCCGGCGATAAACCCATGGTCGAGGTGCCAGCATTCTTTGTTTGGCCCCCAGCCGATTGATGACCAGTAGAGCCCATCACCTTGCACGTCGACCGTGAAGGTCGTGTAGAGCACCCCTGCAGGTGCATTGCCGCGCGCCCAATCCATTTCGCGACGCGCCGAAAGCACTTCCCATGATGGACCCTCGCTCTTTGGTTCGTACGGGCGGCCGAGATCGGAATTCTCGAACGGTTGCAGCTTGACCGGATCATCACCTGCAGCCAGGCTGCGGGCTACGAGATTATCCCAGCGCTCGAACGTGTTCGTGACGCCGGTCATCGAGAAGCTGACGATATTTCCCGGCCCGACACGGCGCCGCCGCCAGTCGTCAATTTCTTCTTTGCGGATGGACTTTGGCGGTAGCACCCCGTCGAGATCCGGCGCTGTCGGCACCCAGCAGCCACCAGCCTTCATGGCTTTCTTGTCCGCCTCAAAGTGCTCGTGCTGGCAAAGCGGACAGATCAGATGCGAGCGGAACGGCGCAACATCGTTGTGCACCAGATCTTCGAACTCCCAGTCATTGGCGGCGCCGCAGCCGAGGCAGGCCATGTAGTAGTGGCGACGGTCGCCCTTTTGGTATTCCGCATCGATATCGGCATCCTTGAACTTGGGCGACGAGACATCGAACACCTTGGCGAGCCCATAAACTCGAAAAGTCTTGAGGCGCGCATCCGACAAATCCTTCGGATCGCCCTCGTTGTCGGCATTGTCCGTCCAGGCAGAACGGTCATCGCGCACCATGAAGCGGATCGAGTGCTGGCGCAGCGTCGCTGCCGAATTGGCGCCGGCAAGGAGCAGGAAGCCGCCCTTAAAGCGGATGCGTTCTGAGGTCGTGCCTTCTCCCGATCTTGACTTCGCGGGAGCTACAGCACCGCCTTTGTGCGGTGCCAAAACCGGAGTGGCATTGATGGTTGGCCCCAGTTTCTCCTGTATCCAATCTTTGGCACCCTTCACTGTTGGACCGACATACATCGCCGGACCTGGTGTTCGGTGCATGATGTAGCCGATCCAGTTTTCGGCGACGGCCGAACCACCCGATTGCGATGGCTTGATTAGCACCACCTGCTCACTCGGATGATCCGGCGACAGGCAATCCATGATTTCGACGAGCTCCGGCGCTACATGATTTTTCCATGGACCTGGAAGCGAACCCATATCCGGCACGACGCGATACTGTTGCGCCCAGTCAGAGACTTTTTCTCGTGGGTCAGGCATCAGCCCGGCTGCAGCGGCACGGTAGATGCTTCGACCGTTTGCTCGGATCCTGGCGTCGCTGGCCTTCTGAAGGTCAGTCGTCATCTTCCTCCTTCGCCTCCGCCATGGCGTCGAGCGATTTTGCCAGCGCCTCAAGCATGAGCCGGAACTGATCGTCCAATTCCGTTCGAATGGCCGCAGCATCCGGTTTGGCCGCAAGAACATCCGATAGAGTTGCCGGCATGCCCATTAGCCGGTCTCTGAATTTTCGGAATATCTCTGTGGTGCGGAGATCGACATCTTCCCGCAGCACCAGCAAACCCAACCGCTCTTCAAGGTCGAGGCGGGCCGTCTCGGCATTGATCGCTTCGCGTCGAGCGCGCGACTTGTGATAGTTCGGGTCGCCCGTCAGGGGCGCTGTCGGTTCGTCTTCTGACTCCTCGATCGCGGCAGGCGCCGTCGATCGGCCATTGCGAAGGTCCTGCGCGGGATCGGTTTCATCACTCACCGCGCGGAGATACGCAGGCAGATGCACAAGCGTCGAGCCCATCGGCCCCTTGCGGGTGACGAGCCGTCCTGCCTCTACCAGCTTCTTGACCCGCTTGCTCACCGCCGCGCGCGACACTGGCGGGTTCTGGCTGCGCCCTGCCTCAGCGAGCGACACCCAGAGCGTGTCATCCAAGGCGTCAACCATGTCGCTCACAGCCGTAAACCTCGTAAACCCTGTCAACCCTGCGGAAATTTGGAGAAACTACCGAACACACGCGCCTTGCCGCCCCGCATGACTGCAGGACAGGGGGAAGGACCCGTTGGCCTTTGGTGAATACAAAAATGCCCGCGAATGCATCAGCATCGCGGGCATGGAAAAATGGCAGTGGCGGGATCACACCCACCTGCACCAAGGTTGCAGGCTACTTGAGCGTCACGACCACTTGGCCAGCGGCAACGCCCTTGCCAGCGGATACGCGCTGGATTTCGTAGCTATCCGTCAACTTGCGCCGAGCATCCCGACTGCTTTGAAACATTGCGAGCGCTTGGCGGGCAGCCGAACATTGGCGATTGCGGATACTGTTAGCGTCTTTGCCGTTTACCGGATCACCTGCGCACGTAATGACCACGGAGCAGTTACTGACGGCGGCAAGCCTGCCGAGCCCAGCTAACTGCTTGTGCACACTCGGTACGATATCCGCTCTACGTTCTGCCAATCCATTGAATGCCATCGAGCCAGGAGATGAGCATAGTGCTTCCTGAGCTTGAGCAGCGCCAACGGATGCAGACCCCATTGCTAAGACCAGCGCGAGAAGCGCGACTTTCATAGTCATGTTCATGGGCTTACCTTAGGCACTTGCGCAGTTCAGTGATCGCACGGCGCGAGCCAGCCAGATCATATTCATAGGTGGTTTCGCCGGCTTTCACCGTCATGGTCAGAGACCGTGCGATGGGCTCCAGCAGCGCGCCTCCAGGCTCGGTCGTCCGGAAGGATATGCGACCCTCGTTGGATTCCCGCCAAGTGGCTTCAAGTCCTTCCTCGACAGTGCGCGACCCGATGGTCAGCGCAACGTCCGCGACTTTGCCTTGATCCTTCTCGGCTAGGGCGCCCACGCCGCGCAGTTCGAAGGTCATACGCGCAGGATCACGCTGATTGGCCATGGAGATGCGCAGCTGAGGCTTGCCCTCTTCGGTGGGAAAAACGAGCATACAACTAACCCGCTCTTCTGCCCCCGTTGTCAGCGATGACTGCAAAGTCCAACGCCGGTTTTCCGTCTGCTCCTGCGCATGCGCGCTCATCACGAGCAAACTTGCGAGTGTTACTGTGAGAATATGCTTCTTCACCATTGGCCCCCTTATCGACTTGAACGGGGCCATAATGAGCACTGAGACTTGCGGGTCAACCCAGGCGCAGTTCTGGCTGCCATGTCTGACTGAGATCTACAGTCACATTTCAGTCAGATACTTGAGTGCCAGACGCATTTAACACAATGCCCGCCAATGCAGTGAGCATCGCGGGCAATAAAGCATTTTGGGTACAATAGGAGCATCACCCATATCAGGCCCTCGTTGAGGGCGCGGGTCCAGTTGCGGTTAGTGGGTCTGCCTCGATGGGTCCCAACTGTCTTAGCGCCGAAGCGCTGGTCAACCGCAGTGGTCGAAAGCACGATGATGCCGATTCGCAGAAAGAGTCAAAAGCATCGTCTCTCAACCAAGGCCCCTCACCCAAGGTTCTGGCACGGACAGTGGCTGCGTCAGGTTCTCTAGCAGTCCGGTCACTCCAAAGAGTTTGAGCTTTGCAGCCCCATCCACCAACTCGACGATCTCGCCCTTCTTCCCGCTCCAAGCACCCCAGGTGACTTCAACCACGTCGCCGACAGCAGCAGACCAGTTGCGTGTGCCGCCCTTCCGCCGATGCTGCAGCCGCACCGACATCACGTTCTCCAGCGGTACTGGTACTGGTCCGCTGGCCATACCCACCACGCCAACGACATTCGTCTGGTTCAAGACGCGCAGCCATGGTACGTCTGCATGAAAGGCGTTGACCAAGACATTGCCGCGGCGACGTTCAGTCAGAACACCGGGAAATCCGACGAGCACTAGGCCCGTTAGCAAAGCCCTTTCCCGCTCTTTGCGTTTGAATTTGACGATGCGGGATGAGCGGACCATAACCACCTCTGTCGGATTAAACGCCACAAACCCGGCACGCGCCAATTCCAGCACCGCCTTGGCCTCTCTCTGCGGCGTCGTCGTCAGGGCAAACCACACATATGCACCGGGATCGGCCGGAAAGGCTGGTGGCTCATTATGCCGGCGCACGGGGCGCGCTGGCAGGCCGATCGCCTCGCGCTCCTGCTTGGTGAAAGCTCCAGCCCGAAGGCGAGCAACGCGGTCTTGGTGTCGAATCGAAGTCATAGGTCTTGCTTGCTCTGGGCTGAGTGGGATGATGGTGAAGGGCACACGGCTAAGGCGGCCCCGACCCACTCCCCAGCCTCTTGTTGGCTTCCTCGACAACCGCCTCATCAAATGACCAGCTGCCGGTTTTCCCGACTGGCACTGAGCGGCCAAGCACCTGCTCACACGCAAGAAACAGATCGTACTGACGCCATTTGTTGATCGTGACCTTCCCGGCCATCACCGCAGCGGCTTCGGTTCCGAGCTTAGCGCTCACAGGCCAAGTCTTCGCTTCAAGCCACTGCCGTTTGCGCAGCCAGGTGATCAGATACGGCGCGAAATTGCAGGCGTCCTGATAGGTCTCGCCCTTGCCGGCAGCGCGCTCTCGGAAAAACTGATCGTAGCGCTCGACGGCCTTCTCGATGGCAGGTAGGTCAACCTCATCGAGCTTTTTGAAAAGCTCCCAGGTCTCGTCTTCCGAGCTACCGGGCCGAAGCGGGAACATCTTCCAGATCGATTTGAACAGCGAAGCGCGATCCGCGCGCTCTGCGCGTTTCCCGGTTCCATTTCCGGTTATCTTTCCGGTTAAGCTACTATTACGAGTCCGCGCAGGCGGACACGGCTCTGCGTCTGAGCCGGACTCGGCTTCGCCTGTGGCGCGGACACGGCTCGCGTCAAAAGCCGTGTCCGGCTCCCGGACACGGGTGTCGTCTGGGTCCGTGTCCGGCTCCCGGACACGGCTTTCATCATCGTCCTGCTCCGACGCTTCAGCCGTTTCAGCGCCGACGATATCGGCAAAACCTTCTTCGAATTGGAGATAATAGCGGGTCGGCTCCTGCCGGTTCGTGACCGGGTGGCGGCTGGTGACACGCTTGATCAGGCCCGCCTGTTCGAGTTTTTTCAGTTGCTCGTTGATCGTCGAGCGGGAAAATTCGCAATCGCGCGCGAGCGTCTTCTGGTGCGGAAAACACCCGAGATCAACATTATGCCGGTCCGCCAGCTGCTGCAGCAAAACCCTGCCATAGGGTCCAATGCCACGCTGCTTGGCAGCCCAATAGGCAGCTACGTAGCTCATTCGTCCGAGCCGCCCTTGATCATCCCAAGCGCCGACATATAGAGCTCAAGCAGAGCCTCCTGCTCGGCGCGCTCGTTGGCGTCCTGCTTGCGGATGGTCACGACCTTGCGCAGGATCTTGGTGTCAAAGCCGTTGCCCTTGGCCTCGGCATAAATCTCTTTGATATCGGCCGCGATTGCCGCCTTTTCCTCTTCCATCCGCTCGATGCGCTCGATGATGGCGCGCAGTTGGTCCTGCGCTACCCCGTCTTCTACTGCCATGGCCCTACCCTCTAAATTTCGTTTGCCGGCGAAGGCAGCGCCGCAGCCGCCTCCCGCCGTGCCGCATCGCGGCGTTTCTGGTTCTGCCTGTGGGTCACCAGTTCCAGGTGCTGGTCGTTGACGCAGCGCCTGCGGCGACAGAGATGGTCGAGCTGCTTCTTGCCCGGCACGAAGCCGTGCTCATTGGTCCAGCTCACGATGTGGACGGCCACGGTCTGGCCATCGAGGTTCATGCGCGGATAGTCCCCGCCCCGCCCGTCGCCCGATGTCGGCCCCGTCCAGAGATGGCAGGGGCCGAGATGCTCAGGCATGTGCGGAGGCGCATCGACGATCTCGACGCGGGCAAAGATCTTTTCGCGGATGCGGTCGCGCCGGGTCATGCCGCTGCCCTCCCCGCGTCCTGCTCCCAAATCCACGTCCACTGATCGGCCATTGCCTTGGCGATGCCCGGAAAGAAGCGCGAGCGCTCATCCCAGCGCTGTGGACCGGGCGGCATCCGATGCACGCGTGCCGTGCGCCCCTCGACCACATCAGTGGCCATCAGCGGCGGCAGGCCCTTGAGCCAGAAGCAGGTGCGCTTGGTTTCCGGGTGGCCGAACTGCCAGGGCTGCACGCTCTGCGCGAACTCCTGATAGTTCTTGATGCGCGCCTTGGCGTGTTTGTGCATCACCGGGTTCTCGATGCAGATCCGGTCAATCGGCGCGTTCCAGAAGTCCGAAAACAGCGCGGCGCCTTCGTCCAGTTCGGACCACATCTGGTCGAGCGTCTTGCCATTGGGCGGCTTTGTCAGCCAGCGGACGCCGCTATTGCAAAGCCGTGTGCAGGGCGGATGCGCGACCATGAGCAAATCCCAGCCGTCGCACAGCAGCTCGCGCGCATCGCCAACGATGTGGCGATTGCTGCGGTCTTCTGCTGGAAGCAGATCGCACGACCAGGCATCGCAGCCAGTTTCGAGGAACGCGTTGCGAACGGTACCGGAGAACTCGCAGGCAATGAGCACCTTCATGGGGCGGGTCATGGCGCCGACCTCCCCAGATTGCTCCAGATCTTGAGGTCATCCGGATCAAACCCCGCATAGGGCAATCGCTTGGCTGGTGGTGGCGTGCGCAGCGACAAGCCCCATGGCTCGCCTTCATGTCCGACCACGATGACTTTGGCGCCGCAGCGCTCGGCCAGTGCATAGAGCGCATCGACATGCGGCCCCTTGTGATGCGACCCGATGGTGACGAAGCTGCGCACAAAACTCATGGCTCCGCCCTCGCCGCATTGGCGAGGCGCACGGCCTCGCGCTGCCGGTCCCGATCGCCAAGCCCGAGCCGGCTAGCTCGGCGCCGAATGTGCAGCTTGCTCGCCTCGACGCCCGCTTCGCGCGCCAGCCGGACAATACACGCCTCGAAGTCGATCACCTCGGCGCCATAGGCCGCACGAATGATCGCGTCGGTTTTTTCGCTCGTGGCGAAAGGCGCCAGAACAGGCTGAAATCCAATGACCGGATGCGTCGTGAACCGGGCCACATCGTCATCGCGCCGATAGGCCAGCTTCCGCCCCGGTGGAATCCAGAAGGGCGGCTGTGGCGCCACGTCCTTCACCCACACCAGCCAGCAATAAGCCGTCGCCGTCGATGAAATCGGGTCCCATTTGCCCGCGACCAGCGGCACGCGCTCGGCAAATTGCGCATAAAGCGTCGGCGGCCGATCCCGAAAAATCGTCTCGTAGCGCTCAATCCCTTCCAGCCATTGCTGGCGGACAAATACGGATACGCCACGCCGCGATTTTTCGAGCGCATGGAGCACGAAAGCCAGCGTCACATCGCCAAAGGGCGGGTTGAAAATCGTCCAATCGACGGCCTCGTCGCTGGCGAGGTAATCGCCCTGTCCGACCCAGCCAGGCGGGTATCTGCCGTCTTTCGAATAGTCGGCAATGTCGCTCGCGCGCACATCGAGCCCATATTCTTGCAACACGCCAGACATGTGCCCCTCGCCACAACATGGCTCGGCGACAACGCCCATCTCCTGCGGATCAATACGGAGATGCGGCAGCACGTCGTTCATCAGCGCCCGGGTCGCAAAAGGCGGCGTCGGAAAGTAGTCGAGCGATCCCTTCGGCTGCTCCCGGCTCGCCATGATGGAGCGCGCGCCGCCTGTCTGCACCTCGCGTCGCTGCATGTCCGGGCGGATGGAGCCTTCGGCGATGCGACGCTCGAATGTCTCGGTATCGAGCTTAGTCAGCTCATAAAGCGTGGCCCACGATGCCGGCAGAACGTGCGCATGCGCACGGTTTGTCAGCTTGTCATCCCTTGCAATCATCATCAGACGACGTGCGGTACTTCCCGAGAATGGAAGTTTGGCGTCTACGAGGTCTTCAAACTCGCCATGCGGCAGAGCCGCCTTTGCTTCGGCGATCAGCCGTCCCGTTTCAAAAATCGCATCGATGCTCTTTTGCCACGCGCCGCCAATGCGACGCGCCCAAGCTTCAGCACCGGAAACGCCGTCGATCGCTGCCGACTCAAAAGCAGTACCCACAATCCCGTTCATGCGGCACCGCCGCGGACGAGGCAGTCTTTGCACATGGGCGCAAAGAGACTGAGCTGCTCGCCCATAACCTTCGGATTGGGAAAGTCCTCGCCCCAGCCGAAGCCGTGGCGCTCAATCGCTTCTTTCTCCAGTTCGTTGAGCCACTGGCCCCATTTTGGATAGAGGACTGATGCCTCACGGCGCTCGGCAACCGATTGCATTGTTCCGCACATGCACTCACCCGATCGACAAAGCTGTGTCGCCACAGGGTTAATCGGGGTCGCTCTGGAATCGAGATAAGCGTCGCGATCCGTCTGGCTCCAGCCGTGGATCAAGCTCACCCAGATGTTGTTCTTTGCAGCCGGGTCTTGCCGCCAAACCTGCAGGTTCTTCTGGCGGTTTTCGCTTTCATCCTGTCGAGCGCCATTGATCAGAAGGATGCGCACCCCGCGCCGACGCTGCCGGATTGCGCGAGATAGTGCCTTCCGGAATGGGGTGGCCTTGAGGATGCGATAAGCAAAGCCGTGGGCCGCAATACCCTGTCCGAAGAAGCCTTTTCGAAGGACGTAATCTTCATAGGCAGTGCCAGCATCGGCAACCACCAGATCGCTCATGGCGCCGTACGTATCGTTCACGAACGCGCTGGTTTCGGGAATGCCGCAGCGGGTATTGCCATGAATAACGAGGTCAATCTTCACGCCGAGCTCGCGCGCGACCTGGTCAGACGCAGCACTATCCCGCCCGCCCGAAACCATGGAAACGATGTGCGTGGGCGAGAACGTGTCGATGGCTTGGCGCAGGATCTCGGCGCTTTCGGAGATCTTCATTCTCCCGCCTCCTCGATCGCCTTGAGCCTTGCATCCAGCTCGGCAAAAGCCGTCTGCGCGTCGCTGATCTTTTCGCGCACCAGCCGCGCCTCTTCGGGCGTCGTCACGCCATCGGCGCGTGCGCTGGCAAAGGCAGCAATGGCCTCGGCGCTCTCCGTCGAAATCTTGCACAGCGCCGCCATGTCGCAATCGTCCATACTGCCCTGGGGGCGCGGCACCAGCAGCATGTTGAGCGCTTCGGCGAGCAACAGCCCGTGCCGCGGCGGCCGGCCCTGCCTCAGGGCAAAGCGGTCCACCTCGATGGCGACATCGAAGGGAATGACCCGGTTGGGATACTCAAAGCTCGAATATTCCGAAAACCGTGTGCCGTGGCTGATGCGGCTGGCAACTGCCGCTAGCACCTTGTCGCCGCCCGCCTCTTCGCTTGCTGCCGCCGTCTGTGGCTTGACCTGCATCCAGATCGGTTTGAGTTCGCTCATGGCCTCGCCTCTGGCGTCGAAATCGGCCGGGGCTCACTCGTGACCGGTGGCTGGCCGCATTGCATGAAAAGGAAAGTGCCGGTGCGCGGCGCAGCCAGGGAGGCGGCACCAAGCCGCGCACCAGCTCGTGCCGCGCCGCCAAGGGCGAACGACGCGCACGAATGCAAAATTGGAGAGAGATATGCGCTCACGACCGTACCGCCTTCGCGGCAAGCCGCGCCCGACCAGTGCGTCGAAGCGCCCGGCGGATCGTCTGGATGCGGATGCCGGCGATGACCAAGTCTTCGGTGCAAAGACCGCTGGCGGTCATGTGCCGGATGGCGTCGGCGCGCGCACGACTATCGATCAGGCTGAGGCGGTTCACGACGGCACCGCCTCAGGCGCTGGGCCATAAACATCTGGGCGTAGCTCGTGCCGCGAAACGCCAGTGACCCGCTCGACTTCTAAACACCGTTCAGCCGGCACTCGAACCCACTGCAGAACCGCTGCCGGCTTAATGCCGAGACGACGCGCAAGCTCACTCGCGCTTCCAGCGGCATCAATCGCACTTTGAAGAGATTTGAGTTTTGCTTGCATAACGCACCATAAGCACAACTCAAAAAACGCTGCAAGAGAGTCTTACATGGACGCGAGCGTAGCTTTCGTTGCAAATCCGCCTATGGCTAAGTCGGAAATGGCTATTAAAATCGGAGAAGCGATCCGTCTCGCGCGAAAGCAGCGCGGGAAGGTGATGCGCAATATTTCCGAATTTTTGGACCTCGACGTTGCCGCGATCGGCAATTGGGAGAGCGGACGAAACATGCCATCCACCTCCAATCTCTTGAAGGTGGCGCAGTACCTGCAGATTGACGCCGCAGCGCTTGGGCGTGGGGAAGTTGTATTTCTTGGCGACGAACTGCCTGCCGATGCTGAACCTATCAGCTCACTCGGCCTGCCTCCTGCAGGCCCCACAGATGTCGAGCTTCTTGGCACCGCGGTTGGCGGTGATGACGGCGACTTCACGCTCAATGGCGAAGTCACTGGCTACGTTCGGCGCCCGCCAGGTATTGCGGGTCTGCGCAAAGTTTTTGCCTTACACGTTCTCAGCACCAGTATGGTGCCAAGGTATGACCCCGGCGAGCTAATTTACGTTGGCGGGCGCGACCCTGTACCGGGCGATCACGTCGTGATTGAAATGTTTCCAGAGGAAAACGAGCGAGCCGGCAAGGCGTTCGTCAAGAAGCTAGTCGAGCGCACCACGAGCACAATCCTTGTTGAGCAGTACAACCCTCCGCGCCAAATCAGCTTTGATCGGTATGCGATCAAGCACCTTTGGCGTGTAATTCCGACTCGCGAACTTCTAGGTTTCTAGCCCTCCAAAGATCCGCGCTTTTCTTTGCGTCGTCGGACGCGAAGGAGGCCGTCAGGACGATGTTCTTTCCAGGCAACCCATCCTGGCGGCATGGAGCGCAGCTCAACCTCGATGCCAATATATCAAGCGGAGTTCCTGAGGCGATTCCGAAGCGAGTGAGCTGAGAAGGTCGCATCCAGCGATTGTGACCGCAGTCGGCACACTCGACCGACACGGAAATTACGTCTGACACCAGCGGTCTACGCCCCGGCAACGCCATCTGCCACACCCCAATGTTCCACTAACGTTCTCATAATCGATTCTTTTAGCGCCGGAGTCGAGTCAGTTCGTTTTTGAGTTTTACTATAAGTTGCGCTTGCAGAGTTTTTTGAGTTAAGCTTATATTGCCTTCAGTTTCATCGCTGGAGGGCGCAATGCTCGCATCTGCCACAGTCCACTCCTTCTCCCCGCCCACGCCCGGCATGCACCCTATTGCCTCGCGTATGCTCGATATCATCCTTGCCAATGCCGTGGATGCGCAGCCGAGCATGGAAGGCGACTTCGCCGAGTTCTCGAAAGAGGACATCGCGCGCCACTTCCCAACCGCCAAAGCCCAGGCCAATCGTCAGGTTGTGCGCCAGCTCGATGATCAGCGCGGCTTTGAAACCCACGCGCAGCTGATCCGGCGCTGCTCGCAGAGCCTGCTGCGCACCCTCCCTAATGAAGCGGAGCTACATCTCACCCTGCGACGCGAAGGTCTGGGTAATTCCGAAATCGCCCATCTCTGGCCCGAGCTGATCGCCGTCACCGCCGACGCATTCGCAGCAGCCCGCGCCGCGCATCCGGCAGGGGTCTGATCATGGCCCGCGCTGAACTGCTCTTCACCTTCGTCGCGGTGCCGCCCGTCCTGGCGCTCGTTTTCATGGGGTTTTTCTGATGCAGACGATCGAACAACTGCAGGACGCCTACGCCGAAGCTGAGCGCCAATCCGAACTCTGGTGCCGCCTCGCAGGTGAGGCCATGGACGCACTCGACAGCTTGTCGTGCTGGTCTGATCGTCAAGACCAGGCCGCAGAGGCCGCTGGCAACATGGCCGATTTCGCAGAGAAGGCTGCGTCGGACATTCGCGCTGCCCATGCCCTCCTGTACAAGGGGCCGATCCGCCCTGCCGAAATTATGCCTGCGCCGGAAACCCCTATCCAGTTGCACGGCGGCCAGATCCAGCCCGCCATGTTCTTCTACACGATTGAGGGGCAGAACCTTTACCACATCGCCATCGAACACGGCTTCGACTGTCAGTTCGGCGATCTCTTTGACCAAGGTCTTACGGACGAAGAAAACGAGGATGCCCTCGCAAGCTATGAGCGCACTCCTGACGCGACCTTGTCTGCCTGGGTGCCGGAGGTGCCCGATGGCTGGCAGTTCGCAGGCAAGTGGCACGGCGAAGATGGCCCTGTCAGCTGCTTCCTTCGCAAGAAGGAGATCGCAGCATGAACGCCGTTCCCCGCAAAGGCGATTGGATGCAGACCGTTTCCGGCCGCCAGTTCTGGCCGCTCGATCCGCGCATCGCTGAAATCCACATCGAGGATATCGCCCACTCGCTCTCCATGGCCTGCCGCTATGCCGGCCACTGCCTGCGCTTCTATTCGGTCGCCGAACATTCGGTGCTGATGACGCGCTGGCTGCAGGCGAACGGATATAGCCAGGAAGAACAGCTCACCGCCCTCCTGCATGATGCGCCCGAAGCCTACCTCGTCGATGTGCCGCGTCCGGTGAAACCCTTCCTCACCGACTACAAAGCCATCGAAGCCCGGCTCTGGCTGATGGTGGCTTCCAAGTTTGGCGTCTCGCCCAATATGTCGTCGATCGTGAAGTTCGCTGACGAGTCCATTCTCGCCGATGAGCAACAGCAGAACATGGCGCCCTGCGTGGTGTCATGGGATCTGCAGCACGGCCCCTTGGGCGTCACCCTGCAATATTGGCACCCCGCGCAAGCCAAGTCCGAATTCCTCGAAGAATTCGAGCGCCTGACGGGAGGCCTTCAATGAGCGGCGATGTCATCGATCTTGGCTCCATCCCAGACGAAACGCTGATGACGGAAGTTCTGCGCCGGGCACGCGAGAAGACGCTTTCGCAGGACACTGCAAGGGCATTGCTGCAAACCATGTCCAAGGAAGTCGTTATTGCCGAAGCCAATGCTCGGATCGGCGTTCAAATCCTGAGAGCGCCAGAAGAGATCAACATAAACGCGCTAGGCGAAGCTGCTGCGCGCTTCGCACGGCGCGAATACGAGGACATGTTCTGGAACTTGGAGAAAGCACTCGGAAGGCGTTTCCGAGGCCTCAGCGATCTTGGCATGAGGGACCGCTGATATGACCTTCGAAGTCGCTCCCAATGAGTTCAAACAGGCGCTCGATCGCGTCATGGCCGCCGTCGAGCGCAACAAGGAAAATCCTGTGATTGGCCATGTTCTTATCACAACGGGCGGCGGCATGTGCACCATGCGCGCCACCGATTATTTCGTCGAGATCACCACGGCCGTCGAATGCCAGGGCGAAATGCCGCCCGTCGTCGTGCCGGCCGATCGCCTCTCCAATGTCATGTCGCGCTATACTGATCGGGGCATCGCTCGCTTCGCCCGCGAAGGCGCCGGCATCGTCATCACCTGTGCCCGCTCGCGCCAGGTGCTGCCCATCCTTGAGCCCGTCGAGAACTTCCCGACAATTTCCAAAGCCGATATTGGCTCGACATTCACCACTGAAGGCCGCGTCCTCTTCGATCTCTTCGAAACCTGCGGCTTTGCCATCGCCACGTCAGAAGTGCGCAATCCGGTTCTCGAAGGCATGCACCTTTTCTCCGGCAGCGTTCGGCACTTCATGCCGGGCTATCAGCCCACTTCGCCAAAACTCTGCGCCGTCGCCACCGATGGCTACAAGCTGATGGCGCGCGAATGCCTTGCCGATCTGCCCGAAGACATGCCCGCGGTCATCGTGCCCAAGCGCGCAGTCGATAAGCTCGGCCGCATGGTCAAGGAATGGGCCGAAGTCCATCTGGAAATCACGGCAGATCGGCTCGTCGCCAGCTTTGGCCCGACGCGCTTTGTCATCAAACTTCTGGAAGGCACCTATCCCGATTGGTGGCGCATGATCCCCAAGTCGAGCCCGGTCCTGTCCTATGACAGCGACGATCTCGCCGATGCCATCGGCAATGCCTACGCCGCCGTCCGCGCCGACAAACGCCATAGCGCGCTCACGGTCACCTTCACCGAGGCGGAAACCACCTTCAACATTCGCAACGAGGATGGCCGCGCCGCGGGCAGCGATGCCTGCCACCATTCCGTGCTTCAGAGCAACCCGCCCGATTTCGCCATCGGCTACAATCCGGACTATTTCATCCAGGTCATCGAGCACTTCGGCGCCGAAACCCTCCAGTTTGGCATGACAGATGGCAACAGCCCGACCCTTCTCACCTGCCCTAACCTCGACGATCGCCTGGCAGTCCTCATGCCCATGCGCATCGGCATCATCCATGGGGAAGCCGCAGCATGAGCGGCACCGCCCACAGCAACGAACTGCTGGCCCGGCGCGCGGATTGTGCGCGGTGAAACCCAAAGTGGCACTCGCAACCACAAGCTCCCCTAGATTGACAGCAAAGCGCCCCGCGCCGCAGCATAGTGCGACGCGCGCGGCCTTGCTGGCTTTCGTGGAAGCCTTGGCCGAGCAGCAAGCCATTGAAGACCATCTGGCGGAGACCGGACAGGATGACATCTACGACCCGCGCCGCGATCTACGCCCGCTTTAGCTCCGACCTCCAGAACGAACGCTCCTGCGACGATCAGATTGCCTATTGCGAAGCCTGGGCCGAGCGCCAGGGCCTCTTCGTCGTCGCCGCCTTCAGCGATGAGGCTGTGTCCGGCGCCAGCGCTATCAATCGACCGAGACTTGCCGGCATGCTCCGCATGGCGCGCGAAAAGCGCTTCGACGTGCTCGTCTGCGAAGATCTCGATCGCCTCGCTCGCAAGCAGGCCGACCTTCACCGAATTCGCGATGAACTAACCTTCCTTGGCATCCGCATAATGACGGTGTCGGACGGCACGGTCACCGCGATGCATGCCGGGCTGAAAGGCCTGATGAGCGAGATGTTCCTCGCCGAGCTGGGCAACAAAACCCGCCGCGGCATCGCCGCGCGCGTATCGGCCGGCGCCTCTGGTGGCGGCGTCAGCTTTGGCTATCGCGCCGTGCCGGGCAAGCCAGGCGAACACGAGATCAACGAGCGCGAGGCAGCGACTGTTCGGCGTATCTTCGCCGACTATATTGCCGGCCGCACCCCTCGGGAAATCGCAGCGGCCCTCAATGCCGAAAACATTCCGGGGCCACGCGGCGGAAAGTGGAATTCTTCGACGCTCAATGGCTCCAAGACCCGCGCCAACGGCGTGCTGCAGAACCGACTCTATATCGGCGAGATCGTCTGGAACCGGCAGCGCTTCATCAAAGACCCGGCGACGGGCAAGCGCGTTTCGCGACCCAATCCCGAATCCGAATGGCAAAGGTCTGCAGCACCCCACCTGGCAATCGTTGAGCAGACCATCTTTGGGCTGGCCCAGGCGCGCAAAGCCGAGCGGACGCAGGCGTCAGGGCCAGTCGCGGCCAAGCCCCGTCATTTCCTTTCCGGCCTTACGAAATGCGGCTGCTGCGGCGCAAGCTATACCGTCATCGGCAATGATCGCATCGGCTGCGCCGGCTATCGCGAGCGCGGTGATTGCGAAAATGGTCGCTCGATCACGCGGGCGCATGTCGAAGAGCGTGTGCTCAACGCCCTCGATGCCTACCTGGCCGATCCCGAGATGATCGCCGCCTACATTTCGCACTACCACCTGAAGCGCCGCGAGCTTGCGGCGACTAAGACCAGCCAGCTGAAGTCCATCGCCGATCGCCTGCCCGATCTCGACAAGCAGATCGAGAAACTCATCGACCTGCTTGTCGAAGGCAGTGCTACTGACGGAGTGCTTGATCGTTTGCGGAAAATGGAGGCCGAACGCGCCGAGCTGCGCGCGGAAGCCGAAGCCCTCAAAGCCGATGACGAACCGATCGTCCTTCACCCCTCTGCAGCAGATCGCTACCGCCAGCTCATCAAAGAGCTACGCATGCATCTGGAAGGTTTGCGGGAAGGCCAGCCGCGCGATCTCATCTTTGAGCGCCTGCGGGGCATGATCGAGAAAGTCGTCATCACGCCGAAGGGCGCGCGGCAGCCCGTGGACATCCAAGTCCATGGTTTACTTGCAGAATTGCTGGTCGACAAAAAGGAAACACCCCTAAATGCCAGGGCATTTAGGGGTGCAATGGTTGCGGGAGCAGGATTTGAACCTGCGACCTTCAGGTTATGA